AATCGCCTCGGACTCTCGCATCACGCAGAGGGAGCCGTGCGGATGGACGGGGCGTCTGTCGTGGTGGAGTCGGTCGACAAAGTGTATTCCGTGGATCTGGTTCAGACCCCTGCCACAAACGCGGGGCTTTTTGAGAGCGAGGGGAAGCGTATGACGATTCGAGAAGCCGCCGAGATGGCGGGCGAAGAGAAGGTGCTTGCCGCTGAGGGGATGGGCGAGTACGCCGACAAGCCGATGAAAGAGAACGAGAGCGACTACTTTTCGGCGATGGTGAAAGAGGTGCTCGACTCGGACGGGGATCGATCGTCCAAGATGAAGCGCATCGCGGCCATCCTCAAGGCCCAAGAGATGCTGATGCCCGACGCCCCCGCTGTCCCTGAAGAGGGAGAGATGGAGGAAATGGCGGGCGAAGAGGTCAAGAAGATGGCCGAGAGCATGGCCCAGATCATGGGCAAGCTGGACGCCCTGACCGAGTCGATGGGCTCCATCAAGGCCGAGCACGATGCCCGGAAACTGCTGGAATCGGCTGGCCGAGACGTGACCCCCGAGCGGCTGGCGGCGTTGCAGGCTGTCCCTGCGGACAAGCGAGCGGCGTTGCTGGAGTCGTGGCCTATGGGACAACGGGGAGCACGTCCAGCGGCTTCCCCTCCTGCGGCGACTGCGACGAAATACCCCACTGATACCCGGCAGTTCATCGCTGCCATTCGTGCCAACTAAGGAGCACTATACATGGCTGCGCGAACTGACGGACTGCCGGACTTGCTGACGAAGCGGCGGCAATTCACAATCGAAGACGATTTCAACCGTGACGTGGACTCGGCCGATTGGGTGACGACTCTGACCGACACAGGGACCGCCAGCGTTGGCGATGTGGTCGGCGGGATCTTGGCCATTGTGCCGAGCGATGGCACCGTGGCCGACAACGACGAAGCCTATGTTGAGTCGGCGAATGAGGTTTTCAAGTTCACGGCGAACAAGCCTCTTCTGTTCGAAGCCCGCGTGCAGTTCACCGAAGCGAACACGGATGACGCGAATATCCTCGTTGGCGTGATGGACGCTGTCGGGGCGAATTCGCTGGTGGACAACGGAGGGGGGCCCCCTTCCAGTTATTCGGGTGCCAACTTCCACAAGATTGACGGCGGGACTGTCTGGATCGCTGAGACCAGCAACTCCACCACACAGATCACGACCGAGCTGTCAGCCGCCAACCTGAACAATCTGGCGAAGCGTGCCGTGACTGCGGGCGGGGCTGCTTACCAGACCCTCAAGATCGAGTACATGCCGTATTCGTCGACGAATGCCTATGTCAGCTTCTTCGTCGATGGTGTGTTGGTGGCCCAGCATGACTACATCTTCACGTCGGCGACTGAGATGCAGATTGCCCTTGGCGTGAAGAACGGTGGGACCAATCTTGAAACCCTGAATGTGGACTATGTGGTCTGCACCCAAGAACGCTAAAGGACAGGAGCCAAAAACATGGTGAACGTGAAGCAGTTGCGGCGGCTGTTCGAAGCGGCCCAGCGTGATGGAGACGTGGGGAAGTTCAACTCGGATTTCTCTGAGGGCTTGAAGAGCGGGGCGTTGAAGTTCGGGGACTTCTCGCTTCGGCAGCTCTTTGAAGAATTCGTGCCGGACGGCCGCGAGATGGTCAACCTGTACGATCCTCGAAGCAATGGCAGTAGCGAACTGCGGGAGACCGCCAGCTTGGTCGCGTCCAGCCAGTTCGCCAAGATCAGCGGGCAGGTGCTGTATAACGAGATCATGCAGGCTTACGAGCAGGAAGCCTATGTGTTCTCGGGCCTGATTCCCGCACGCTCCACGCAGTTCAGCGGCGAGCGTATCCCGGGGATTTCGAAGATCGGCGATGAGGCGCTGGTGGTCGAGGAAGGGCGACCCTATCCCCGGGCCGGTGTCAGTCAGACCTACATCGACACCCCTGTCACGACCAAGCGGGGGCTGATCGTCGGCGTGACGAAGGAGGCGATTTTCTTCGATCGGACCGGCGTCCTGGAGGATCGGTGTCGCGAGGTCGGCGAGTCACTCGCCACCAGCAAGGAACTTCGGGCGATTGATTGCATCGTCGACGAGAACACGACCGATCATCGCTACCGCTACAGGGACAACACAATCGCCACCTACGGCGACAACTCCGGCACCCACAATTGGGACAATCTGGAGGCGTCGAATGCGTTGGTGGATTGGACTGATGTAGACAACGCCGAACGGTTGTTTTCTGGGATGCTCGATCCAGAAACCGGCCTGCCGATCATGATTCAGCCGAAGCACTTGATTGTGACTCGGCAGAATCTGTACACGGCGCGGCGGATCGTCAATGCCACGGAAATCACCGTCACCACCCCCGGATATGCCACCACCGGCAACCCGACGGAGACGAAGACCGGTAACCCGATTCAGGGCTACACGATCGTTTCGACCAACTTCCTTGCGAGCCGGATGGCCACCGATACCACCTGGTATCTCGGCGACTTGACCAAGGCCTTCCGCTACATGGAGAACTGGCCTCTGACGGTGGTTCAGGCCCCCGCCAACAACGATGCCGAATTCAACTCCGACATCGTCATGCAGTTTAAGGCCAGCGAGCGCGGTGCCTACGCGACGATGGACCCGCGATACATGGTGAAGTGTACTGCCTAAACCGGCTGACGATCAGGCCGATTGACTCTGCCCACGTCGGCCCAAAACCGGCGTGGGTTTTTTCTTTCTGAGGTGTGCGAATGGCGAAGGCGAAATCTGATGCGACGGCCCCCGAGAGTGTGGAGGCGGTGGAGAGCGTGGAGAGCGTGGCTCCTGTCCAGACGCGGCTGATGACCGGGTGGCGATTGCGGCCACGGGTTGGCGGGGATTGGTTCGAGGTGCAGGCCGACACGCTGGAGGATGCCGTGCGGGCGTTCAACAGTGCTGGCGGGCGGGGTGGTCGGACTCTCGCGGCGAAGCAATTGGAGATTGAGGCTCCCCCGTCCGTGCAGGTGCTGTAGTGCCGAGCGACGCCGACCAGATCGCGACGATCCGTAGCAACCTACTCGCGGCACTCGCCACCGAGTCGGCCAATCCGAAGCCGAGCTACAACATCGACGGCCAGAACGTGGATTGGAACGGCTATCGGACGGCGATCCTCGGGCAGATTGCCCAACTGAATACGCTTCTCTCGGCGGCCACCGGTCCATTTGAGGAGTTGGGCGAGGCCACGACATGACGCTGAACATCTCCGGGGACTACACGATCTTCGACGGCGGCGAGGTGGTGACACTGCGGCAGATCCGGCCGGACGGTGCAACGTCGGTGACCGTGGATAACGCTGTCTCCGGTCCTGTCGATCGGAGGCGGGCGGCGATGGCGGGGATCGACATTACGGGCGACGAGAGATCCTTTTCGCTCAACGCCACGCAGCCGGGAGCCCGGGGGGTGCAGGTGGACGACATTGTCACAGACTCGACGGGCGAGCGGTGGCGTGTGCTGAGTACGTCCCTCGCATCGCTGGATGCGCGGTGGATTGTCCTGACCCGAAAGCAGGTGTAGCTTGCCTGCCGAACTCACGACGATCTTAAACACGGTGCTGGAGCAGGTGCAGGCGTTGAATCTGCCGGGGGTGCCGCGAGCGAACATCGTTATCTGCCAGTCTCCTGCCGTGGAGATCGCCCGGATGCCGGCTGCCAGGATGCCGGCGGTTGTCATCGGCCCGTTTGGGGCGGAGACCATCACGGCCTCAAGCAACGTCCGAGACGACATCGTCTACCCTGTGATCGTGGCCATCGTCGCCAGTCTCAAGATCGACGCAGAGCAGCCTACCGATCGGCAGGTGATGGGCTTGGATCAACGGCTGTCGTGGCGGGAGACGATCCGCAAGGCATTCTCCAATCAGCGGTTGGACGCGACGCGGGGATACAACATGTCGTTGACCCCCCTGGCAATCGTCGACAATGCGGCATTCCAGCGGGATCTGTTCGTCTCGGGGTTTACCCTGCGGATCAGCAATCGGGAGGGCCGGACGTAATGGACGATCTGGAGACCGTGCTTGAGGTCGTCTTTCAGGCGGCTGAACAGGCCGAAGAGCAGGATTACACCGAAGCACTCGACGAAGCGATCACCGTCCTGCAAGACTTCGAGCGGGCGATGTATTTGGAGCAACGCGGCCCCAACGGGCAGGCGTGGGCTCCGATTGCGTTCTCGACGGCGAGCCGCAAGGGGCACACATCAATCCTCGTCGACAAAGGCCCGATGTTCGAGAGCCTGACGACGATTGACGGCACACAGGATACAATCTGGCAGACGGGCAAAACGTGGCTGCGGTTCGGAACGTCGGTTCCCTATGCCCACTGGCATCAGAAAGGGACAAGGCGGATGCCGGCGCGGCCCCATGTGGGTGTGGATCAGACAACAGCAGACAGGGTTGGCACAGTCCTAGGCGAGGCCGTGGCCCGCCGAATGGGAGAGAGGATCAAACGTGGCTGACGCATCAATGGGGCACCAGTCCCGCCTGTCGATGGCTGCGGCCGGGACAGCGGTCGGGAGCTACACGGAGGCATACGAGTTTCGCACGGAGGGGCTGAGAGCGGCCCGCGAGATCGTCGAGACCTCTGGCATCCGGGGGACTCGCTCCATGCCGATCGAGAGGACTCGAGACGGCACCGTGAGGATCAACGGGACCATCGCATTCCACGCAACGCCCGCGATGCTGGATCTTCTCCTCCCCCGGATCATGGGGTCTGCGGAGGTGGCCGATCTGTTCGCCGTGGCCGAGACGCTGCCAGAGTTTGACGTGCTGATCGAGCGGGTGGCGAAGCGGTTTGTCTATGCCGGCTGCAAGGTGGCAAGAGCGACATTCCGGGCGACGGCTGGCGGTGCTCTTGAGTTGGATCTGGAGATCACCGGCAAGAGCGAAACCGTCTCCGCAACGGCGTTCCCGACGATCACAGCCCCAACCGATCCGCCCTACATCTGGTCGGATGCGGTCTGCACTGTCGAGGGATCGGCCCGCGTGGTCACACGCTGGGAACTCTCGATTGATAACCAACTGAATGCCCGCTTCTCCAACAGCAACACTGCGACCGACATTCACACGCAGGGCCGGGTGGTTACTGTCTCGATGACCGTCCCGTATACCTCAGACGAGGTGGATCTTTACGGCATCAACTCCAGCGGGGCGAGCGGTGCCACCTTCGTCTTGACCAACGGCGGCCGGTCGATCACTTTCACGATCGGCGCTCTTGCGGTGGCCGATTCGTCGCCTGTTGTCGGTGGCCCAGGCGAGATCCTCTTGGAGATGAACGGCATTGCCAAGAGCAGCGGATCGACTAAAGAACTGTCCATTACCTCTGACTCTACAGCATAATGCCAAGCCCCTTCATACCCGACGGCTACACTCGCGAGACGACCATCCCTGCCTCTGCCGAGTGGGATGATATCCATCTTGTCTATCGGCCGATGATCCGATCTGATGTGATCGAGTACACGGCGAGAACCAAGGGGATCGACGATGCTGGGTGGATGGCAATCGTCGATGAGATCCTGTCAAAGAAGATCGTCTCGTGGACTGTGAGCGGACCAGACGGGCAGACCGTGCCTGTGTCGGCTGCATCAATTGCGTCTCTGGTTCCGTCACTGCCCCCAAAGTTGTGGGGCGTTGTGTCGGGCAACACCGAGCCCGAGAAAGACACCGGAGACGCCACAAAAAACTAGCTGAAGGGGTGCGGCTGCTGATCCTGCACCCCGAAGTAGCCTACCGCGACTGTGCCGACTGTGAGGCGTTCGTGTACGACGAAAAAACCGGGGAGCGATTGGAGCGGCAGGGGAAGCCGGTGCCACGGCCGAAAGGCACGCGGGCACCGTGTCGACTCCGATCCAATGGCTGCCCCAAGGGAACGCCGGAGGCCCCCCGCAGCCTCACAGAAGCGAACTGGCTGGCCTATGAGCACTATTCCCAGTGCCGGGCTGTGGGGCAGTTCCCTGACGATCCTATCGTGAGACGGAACGCGGCAATCATCCGGCAGGCAGTCGACGCAGCCGAGACGCAGCAAGCCTATACGATTGCTGGCCCCCTCGGGGCACTCATGGGGGGGCGCAAGTAATGCCAGTGGAGACCGACGTTGTCGTCAACGTCAAGATGATGTTCCAGTCGGCGGCGGACTCCCGCAAAGCGGCGGAAACCGGGCTGGCTGTCGTCAAGTTTGCCGAGACCGCACAGATCCTATCGTATGCCCGCCTGCGCACCGAACACCGGAACCTGATCAATGATCAGATCACCGATGTGCGGCGATTAGAGGCGGCGTATCTGGAGATGATCCGCCGCGTCTCTGCTGCGTGGAATGCGTTCCGCCGGGGAGCGTCTGGGGGTGGCGGTGGTGGGCTGATCGTTGGCGGAGGAATGGGTGGGGGCGGTGGCCGGGGTGGCCAGCTTGCCCTACCTGGCCCAGACCGCAAGCCGATCGAGGTAGAGGCCATCGCCCGCGAGGTGGGGCAAGGCGTCGAGAAGGGCGTGCGAGAGGCAGCCAAGGCACAGGCCAAGGGGGGTGGCCCGGGCTTCCTCTCGGGCGGCGATAACAAGCTGATGATGATCACATCGGCAACGATCACCGCACTCAATGCCCCCCGGATCATCCTGTCTGGCCTGACGGAAGGCGTCAAGGAGATCCGCGAGGGGAAGTTTGTTGAGAACCGTTTCGCCGGCCCGGGGCGGGAGTTCCTCGGCGAGGTCGGCGGGCTGATCGGTGACCAGAATCCGCAGACTCGGGCGATGCTCAAGGCGGCGTTCGGATCGATTCCGGGCGGCGGATTCATGTTCGAGCAGATGCAGGGCATCGCGGCCGATCAAGAGCGGGCGAAGAAGCCGGGGCCACTCCAGCGGGAAAAGACGTTCGAGGATCTGCAAACCAAGCGGCTTGAGACAGAGCGGACACTCAACGGCATCCTACTGGAGCGGACCAAAGCCGAGCGTGAACTCATCGACGAACAACGCCGACGGATTGACGCGGCCCGCGAAGAGTTCGGGTTGATGGATGTTCGCGAGAAACAGGCGACGCGGGACATCGCCCAACGAATCGCAGCCGGTGGCGTGGGGCAACTGTCGGCAGAAGAACTCAAGTTCGCCCGGGGAAACGTGGCGTTTCGGGGGATCATCGCAGAGCAAGCCAAGGCCGGGGCAGACGCTGCGGGGTTCGCCGAGATCGTCAAGATTTTGGGGCTCGACCAGAAGATCGCGGCGGCTGAAGCCAAAGTGTCGGCTGAGATCAAGCAGACGATCAACATCGACCTCGATCCGTCGAAGATTGCCGACGCATTGGAGGAACGGCTGGCCCCATTGGTCCGCGAGATGGAGAACATCACGATCAACAAGCTGCGGTCACAACTCAACGCACAGGCGAATGAGGTCAGAGCACTTCGAGCGGTGGGGGTGGGGGCGCTATGATCCTGAAATACGGCACCTACACCCACGCGGACAACGAGGTGACGCTGGTCATCTCTCAGAGATCGACGTTCAACGAGGTCGGGGCGCGGTCTGGCTACGTCGCCAACTGGTCAATCCGTGGCATCCTACAGGCCAGTACAGAGGCCAATCTGAGGACCGCGATCGTTGCTCTAGAGGCAGCGTATGGCGTCGATGGTCGCGATCTGGTGCTCTACTCCAGCGACGGGACATCGGTTCGGCACTCGATGTACAACACGGGCAGTCGGCAGGGTGTGCGTATCCTCGATCTGTCATACCCCACCGGCGACGGCAGCGAGTACACGACATACCGGACGTACCAGATCACAGCAGAGGCCGAATACAACGTCGATCTGGGCATCCTGTCCTACACGGAGTCGTACACATTCGGCGGAGGGGGGCAGCAGAAGGTTGTGATCCCGACTCTGTACGGGCCACCGATCGAGCAACTCGTTCGCCAGCAGACTTCCTACACCTGCCAGCAGCAGGGCACAGCGGTCGGCGTGGCGACATGGCCGAGCGTCCCCAATCCGGCGTTCCCCTTGGCAGAGCATCGAGACCGGCGGCGGGTGACCTACCAAAGTCCAACGCGACTCGGCCAGTACGGCAATCAGATGTATTCCGTACAATGGGCCTACGAATTCGAATCCCCTTCACCTCTGAGCGGTCGACCGCCGGGATAACGCATGGCTACACGACGATGGCAGGGCGGGGCATTGCCCGTGGCCCAAAAAGAAACGATCACGATTGGCGGCACATGGGTGGCGGCGGATACGCTGACAGTCACCTGTAACGGCCGTTCTATTGTGCTGACGATTGGGACAACGGTCACCACAACGCAGATCGCGACCGAGCTTGCTGCGGCCCTCGGGAGCACGTCGACCGCATTGGGCGCGGCGTACAGTGTCACCGAGCGGGGGCCAAATATCGGGGAGTTCCGCGAGTTCGTCGCGGGCGAGACTGTGCCAGCGGCGAGCGGATCAACCGTTGTTCTCGTTGGCAAAACGAAGGGCAAACCCTACACGATCACGGTAGCCAAGTCGTCTACCTCGGGCACCGTCAGCACGGCCACGACGATTTCCGCCAGCGGTCCGAACCATTTCACAACGGCGGCGAACTGGAGCGGCGGGAGTGTGCCGGTCGACTCGGACGATATCGTCATCGATGCGGGCAACGTCGATATCCTCTATGGGCTGGCGCAGTCGGCAGTGTCTCCCGCGTCGATCACGATCACGCAGGGATACACGGGGAGGATCGGACTTCCGGACACCAACCAAGACGACGCGGGGTATCCCTACGCAGAGTACCGGGATAAGTACCTGGCCCTCGGCACGTCTGCGGATTCTGTAACGCAAGCGCTGACGATTGGGAGTGGGGACGGCCCGGGCTCCCCCCGGATCAAGATCGATTCGGGCAGCGGCCAGTGTAACCTCGTGGTGCTCAACAGCGGCACGCCAGAGATCCTCGGCACCCCTGCGATTTTGTGGAAGGGGACGCACGTCAGCAACACCGCGACGATCAACAGGGGGTCGGTCGGCATCGCGTTCTTCGCGAGCGAGACTTCTGCGGTAATGACTTGCCGGATCGGGTTCGTCAACAATCAACAGTCTGATGCCAGTGTCCGCATTGGATCGGGTGTGACCCTGACGACTCTCACGCAGACCGGGAGCGTGCTCTATACCTCGTGTGCGGTCACCACGTCGACGCAGACCGGGGGAAGCTGGTATCACCTGTCTGGCGTGGCGGTGACTGTCACGATCAACGGTGGGTATTGCTCCTACCAATCGACCGGCACACTCACGACGTTGGTGCTGGCAAGCGGTGAACTCGATTTTCGAGCGGATGCCAGATCGCGGACCATCACTAACTGCGATCTGTTCGCGGGAGCGGTGTTCAGAGATCCGGCGGGCACAGTCACTTTTACGAACGGGTTGGACCTGAACCGGACCGATCTTCAGGGCGTGCTGTTGCAGATCCCCCAGAACAAGCGACTCACTTTCGGTAGCGTTTCGTGAATCACTCCTACGCCACATACCCGGGCGTGCAGAACGTCCTGTCGGCAACGTACACCCTCACGGCGGGGATCACCCCCTCTGTCGTGCAGATGGAGATCATTCCCCAGACGCAGCAGATCGCGGCCGTGGGGGATGTGGTGTTCGTGCACGGGAATACGACGCTGACAATCCCAGGATGCCGAGCGGATCAGGCCTCGATGGTCCGCGGGAGCAATGGCACGTTGGTCTCCTTCTCTTTGATGGATCGGAGATGGAAATGGAAGTTCGGCGAGATCTACGGCCACTATAACCAGCGCGATGCCGACGGCCTGATCATCACCGCGACCGAGAAAACTCCCCAGCAACTGGCGACGTTGTGCCTACAGGCGATGGGCGAGACTGCGGATGTATCGCAGATCCCGAACAACGCGAGGCCGGAAGCAGAATGGGTGGCCGAGAATCCAGCGGAGGCGTTGGCGAACATCTTGGAGCCGTTCGGGATGATCATCGTGCTCCAGATCGACAGCACGGTAGCCATCAGGCAGCAGGGAGTCGGGGCAGCCCTGCCGGAGAGCGCCAATCTGGTCGAGCAGCAGATCAGCAGCAACCCGCCGGAGGTTCCCGCCACGATCCGGGTTCTGGGGGCTCCCAATCGGTATCAGTACCGTCTGATGCTGGAAGCCGTGGCCTATGACACCGACGGGCGGCTGAAGCCGATCAATCAGTTGAGCTACAAACCCGCTGGAGGGTGGGGGAAAGAGACGCAGTTTTTCGCGAGCATCCAAGCCGGCGACGCGCGGGCACTGGCCCTTCGCGATGTGTTCCGCCTGTACCGCATCCGCGACATGAATTCAGACAGCCCAAACCCGATTGTGGCGCTGCCGGACTTCGTGGAGACGATCCAGAATCCATTCATTCCAATCGGCCCGATTCAGGGCGGGGGAATGAATGCACCGCAGCAGCCAGCCCAGACCCGATACGTGGTCAACTATCTGCGCGAGATCCTGCCGCTAGAGAAGGGGCTTGTCCAGACAGGGCCAGACCAGAACGGCATCAGGCGACGGAAGCCCGAAGGGGTCTATGGGTCATACTACGTTGGAAACGTGTCGCTGGAGAACCCGCGAAACTCATCGCGGGCATTCGCTACTCAATGGAAATACCCTGGCAGATTCACCGTCGAGCATGAACTGGGGCTTGTGCGGTTCGAGGAGCAGGTGACACGATGGGATGTGCAGCTAGGAGTCGGAGAATTCACGCAAGCCGACTTAGAGTTGGAATGCTCATTCTCAGTGCGCAATCCAGCGACGAACAGCCCTCTCAGGTGGGCGTATAGCTTGCCAACAAACGCGGCCAATGGGTATGGCGTGGAGGTCGTGCGACGCGAGGAACTCATCTGGGAGAGATACACACCCTATGTCAACACGCTGCCGCAAGCATGGACTGAGAAGACTTACCAAAACGAACTGAATACGCAGAGCAACTACTACGCAGCCGGTCGACTAGCGCAGTACGTGACGCAAGCCGGAGCCTCTGGCCGATACGTGGGGCTCCAGCCCATCAGCCCAGACGGGGCAATCTCTCAAGTATCATGGGAGATCACGGGCAGTGGCTGCTACACCTCGGCCAGCAGACTCTATGAGCCGTCGCCATATGTCCCGCCCTACAAGGAGCGGCGAACGAACGACATGTTGCGGGTTCAGCGGCGAGCAAATAAAGACAATCGAAAGGGGCGGCCCTGATGTTGGGATTGGTTGGCAGTGCGGCGGCCGAGAATCAACAGTGGTGGCCTGTCCGCAACGATAGCGGGGAGGAAGTGCCACCGTTCGCCTGTATGCGGATTACTGGAATGTTTGCACCATTCACGACTGGGGATGGTTCGTTTACGACAACCGGATACGCCAATATGGGATTCACGATTGGAAAGCCAAACACGTTTGCAAGTCAATACAGCCACATGTTCAACGGCCCTCGTCCGATTGCAGCCGGCGCAGTTGGGCAGGGTGTTTTCGGGCGGGTGATGGCAGGCCGATATACAGGCACTGCCCCTACCGTCGGGAATCAGGTCGGCCCGACAAATAACTCTTGGCTGCTATCGAGTACATCGTTTGGATTTACCGTAACGGATGCTCTGCTTGGAAACGACGGGGTATCCAACACATTGGGGTTTGACAGGACTGTTAGGGTGATACAGGCTCCTGCACTATTCCTGCGGGGAACAACTACCGAGACGATCGGAAGCGCCGGGGGGCTGGTGTCTGTATCGGGATCGTCTGAGACAGTCACGGCAAAATACGATGGGAGCCCGTCGATATCCTCAGGAGTGGGCGTCTATCTGCACTGGTATTACGGCACTTGGTACGCGGCCAAGCTCTAAACGCTATCATCGGCCAGAACCGGACACAATCCGCAGCAGAATTCCCACCACCAGCCCGGTGAGGACACCGACGGCGGCAGAGAGCGGATCGAGGAAAAACGCGGGAACGGCGGGCATGATGCCACGATAGCGGCCCCGGAAACTACTAGGAAACGCGGGTATCTGGTGTGCTGGCGGAATTTCTCTGAATATCACTTGACACTGTGGCGATATAGGATATACTTCACCCATCAGACGCACGTCGCGACTGAAACACCAACCCGGAGTGATGACGATGAAGACGTTCACGCTGATCAGTGGCAAGGTCACCAAGTCCATCCGGTGCAACAGCGAAGCCGAAGCGGTGGCCAAAGCCAAGCGGATGGAAGCCAAGATGAAAAAGCCGTCATGGGGTGTGACTGTCGAGGACCAGACCGGCGAGACGGTGGCGTGGATTCGGCACGGCGAAGATGTGTGGGAATGCTAGTCGATCACATCACCGCCCCGGGGATAACCGCCCCGGGGCTTTCTAGGGGATGCCATGAGCAAAGCACTATCGAAGGCAATGCGCGACGCCAGAAACTCGCTGGCCGATCTGATTGAAGCGACTGAGGACATCCTAGCGAATCGCGTGGAGTACCTCGATGAGTCGGCCGAGCAGGCAGCACGCGAGCTGCTGGAGTCATTGGGGGCAGTCCTTCGTCTGCACCGGGCGAGGGGTGCCAAACGCCTGTCGCCAGACTGCCCGGAATGCGTCGGTGACGGCGTGGCCAGACGGATGATACCTTTCAGGCCATTGCGGTACAGCATCGGCGGCGTAGGGCATTGCTACCCCCGTTGGCGGTGCAATCGCTGTCGATGCCGGTTTCTCGACCACGGCGGCGAACTGGATCTGGAGTATTTCCCGGAACGCGGATGAGCCACCACCCCGCCCCTCGGGACTTCCCCGGGGGCCTTTGGAGAGCGAGACATGACAGAGGACGATCGAAAACAGATCCTAAACAAAATCGTACTTCACATGATTGCACAGAATTGTGGATGGCAGCAGATCGTGAATGTGCGGGAGATGATGTGGCAAGAGTTGGCACGGTACGTGAAGGTGAAGCCATGACCGACATGGACGACATCCGAAAGCAGCAAGAGAAATCAGCCGAAACCAACGCCACGGCCCTGGAGATCCGCAAACTGCTGGAGGCCATCGACACCCGTGCCACCGCCCTCAAGATCCGCGAATTGCTGGAGTCCCTTGAAGCCGATTGGGGCGACGAGGCGGCCGAGCTGGCGTTGGCAATCGTGACAGGGGACCAGACATGAGCCGAGCCGACAAACAGCGGGAGGCCGATCACGCCGGGTACCACTGCCTCCTCGATTCCCTGCACCGACTGGGTCTGATCACTGGCAGGGAGGGGCCAATCGTGATTACAGACACCGATCTGGCGGTGTGTTTCCTCGCGGGCGTGCGAGAGCGATTGAGCCAACTCAGTGAGCAGATCAGCCAACAGCAGTGGCACGAGCGACAGGCGGACATTCAGCGGCAGCTTGAGGAATTGGAGGACGCGACATGAGCGAGGCGATCAGGTGCGGACAGTGCAGGTGGTGGCGACATGAAGACTGCGGTAACGCAGGAGTCTGCGAACTCGATCCTGGTCGGTACGTAGGCGGAGACCCGGCAGATGTCCTGAGCTGGTTTCAGCCCCGGAAACTTCCGTACGAGGGCTGTTCCCACGGCGAGCCGAAGACGGAGGACAAGCCATGAGGCCCCCGACACCGGCGATGATCAATGCCTTGCGTCATCTGGCGTGGCGGGCGACGATCAAACGATGGACGTTCGGCGCGATGCACTGCCACCCGAACACGACGAAGGCCCTTGTCGGTCGAGGCTGGATTGTGCTGGCTACGAGAGGGGACTGGAAGGAATGGCAACTGACCGACGCTGGCCGGCGCGTGCTGGCCGAACATGGTGAGCCGAAGACGGAGGATCAGACATGAGGCCCCCGACACCGGCGATGATCCGACTCCTGCGGGAGATCGGACGACTCGGGCAGGTGCGATGGAACTACGACAAGCGGACACTGACAGCCCTGCATCGTCGCGGATGGATTGGCTGTGCCGCTGTATTTCTCGGGAGCCATTTCGACAGCGAGCCGCGATACTCGATCACCGACGCTGGCCGGCGCGTGCTGGCCGAACACCCTACGACAGGAGATGAGTGATGAACCCGAACGACTGGAGTGATACCAGACCTGCCCCATTGGGCCAGCCACGTAAGTGCGAGGCCGTGGATGTCTGCCGCGATATCATCGCGGATCTGCATGTACTCGCGTCGACGGCCCTCGATGACGCAAGGAATGGAAGTGAGCCGGACTTCACGGACCTCGATGTCGAGATCCTGCGGCTGAAGCGTGCGATGCGGCAAGTCTGGAAAGACCGGCGTTGACATCCCCCCCACCCCGGACTAAGATTCCGCTGTCGGGAGTCAGCCGACACACAACCTGAGCGACAACAACCACTTGCCTACGGTGCTGACTCCACCCGGGCAGGTGGTTTTTTTACGTACTTGCGGCACTCACGCAA